ACGCTGACAGCAGCCATCCAAGAACAACAAGCCCTAATCACAACACTCACTGAGCGCATCACTGCATTGGAGCAAGCATAATGACCATCGAATTCAAAATTGCTCAACTTGAGCGCCAAACATCTGATGGTTTTGTGACCACAGTTCATTGGACTGCTTCTAAGACTGAAGGTGAGAACACTGCTAGTTCTTACGGCTCAGTTGGATTCACTCAAGAAGACGGTGTGAACCTGATTCCATTTGCTGATTTGACAGAAGCAGTCGTCATTGATTGGGTGAAAGAGAAGCTAGACGTTGAAGCAATGGAAGCAGACTTTGATGCTCAACTAGCTGAACTGGCTGCTCCTTCTAAAACATCTGGTATGCCTTGGAGCGTCTGAGGTGTCAGCAGACCACTTAACAACTGAAACAGGAGTAGCTCTGGTAACTAAAGCAGCCCCTCCTGTGACTGTAAGCTTAGCTACTGTGGCTGGCTATCAAGTATCGGAGCTAGTTCTGTGGGCTACTCTGATCTATACGGCCTTAATGATTGGACATAAAGTGTATGCAATCTATAAAGACGTTACAACTAATGTTACTAAAAGTATTGACAAACCTGAATAAATAAGATAGGATATAGCACTATGGCACTTACCACTCTTCTCAACGCAGTAACAGCTACAGGCGCTTCTTTGTCTGTTGGTACTGACAGCAACAAACCTGCATTCATTCAAATCTCTGGTCTCACAGTGGGTACTGTGGCTGCTCAAGGTAGCGTAGACAACACTAACTGGGCAACTATCGAGACAGCTCTGACTGCCAACGGTATTATCACTATTGCTAACCCTCCTCCTTACATCCGAGCTAACGTGACTGCTTATACATCAGGCACTATCACTGTAAAAGTGAGTACTTAATTATGGCTACTACAAAGAAGCAAGCTAAAGTAGGTAAGGTTATGGGTGAGTACAAAGAAGGTACTCTCCATAGCGGTAAAGGCGGTCCTGTCGTTAAGGATCGTAAACAAGCTATTGCTATTGCCATGTCTGAAGCTAAAATGCCCCAACGTGGTGCACGTACAGCTAAGAATAAGGCTAAGAAGAAGTAAATATGGGACGTTTAGTTTCCGTAGGTAAGAACCTAGTAGCCAATACTGAGACAGTTGTCTACACTGTTCCTTCAGGTTATTACGCTGTATGGAACCTAATGTATGCTCATAATGCTACAGGTACAAACAAGTTTCTAACAGCTGATTGGTATGACGTAAGTGCAGATGTACACGTGAATATCTTAGAGCAGCAGAACTTCACATCTAAAACATACTTTCAATTCTCAGGGAATGGTTCAGGTGTTGTAATGGAAGAAGGCGATCAAGTACACATGACATCAGAGACAGGCTCTACTTTTGGAGTTATCTGCACCTTTGAGCTGTTCAAAAAAGAAGGTATTTAATAAATGACATATCTAGAACTTGTTAACAATGTCCTACGTAGGCTCCGTGAGCCTGTGGTGACTAGCGTTAACGATACTCCTTACGCTGCTATGCTAGGTGTGTTCGTTAATGATGCTAAGCGTGAAGTAGAAGATGCTCTTGAGTGGAACTCTCTGTCTTCCACTATCTCAGTTACTACTGTGGCTGATACTTACAACTATACCTTGACAGGTGCAGGTACTCGCTTCCGTGTCATGGATGTCTTGAACGACACAAGTAATATTGTTATTCGTCAAGCTCCATCTTCTTGGATGAACAAGCAGTTCCTCTTAGGCACTACAGCAACCAATACACCAATCTATTACAACTTTAACGGTGTGAATAGTAGCAATGATACACAAGTTGATTTGTTCCCCATTCCTAATGGTGCTTACACTCTCCGTTTTAACTTGATTATCCCTCAAGCTGAATTGACTGCGAATACTGATCGTGTATTAGTTCCCGGTCACTTGGTAGCTATGTTGGCTTACGCTAAAGCTATTGCTGAACGTGGTGAAGACGGTGGTAACTTGTCTTCTGAGGCTTATGCCTTGTATAAGACAGCTCTGGCTAACGAAGTAGCTATTGAACGTAATCGTTACGAAGACGAGATGAACTGGACAGCTCCTTAACATGGCTGAAGAACTCTTATCATCTTCTATCTCAGCTCCCGGCTTTATGGGAGTTAACACTCAGGACTCATCAGTTGGTCTTGAGTCTGGCTATGCCACCAGAGCTTTTAATTGTGTCATCGACAAGTTTGGTCGTATCGGTGCTCGTAAAGGCTGGTTAGCTAAACACGCTACTAATGCTACTTTAAGCACAGCTGACGTTAAGTCTATCCATGAGTTGATCGATGGTGCAGGTAACTCCTACATTGTCTTTGCTGGTAACAATAAACTGTTTAAACTTGTAGGCTCTACAGTCACTGAGTTGACTTATGGCGGTGGTGGATCAGCTCCTACGATCTCAGACAGTAACTGGCAGATGGCTCCTTTGAGTGGCTGCTTATATCTGTATCAGTCTGGACATGATCCTCTTGTGTTCGATCCAGCTACCTCAGCTACTACCTATAAGCGTATCTCTGAGAAGACAGGCTATCTAGGTACAGTACAGTCTTCCAACTGTGTAATTAGTGCCTATGGTCGTACATGGTCAGCTAACACAGCCTCAGACAAGACTACCGTTCAATTCTCTGACCTCCAAGCTGGTCATGTGTTGACTACAGGTACATCAGGTGCTCTGAACGTAGCTCAAGTGTGGCCTAACGGTGCAGATGAGATCATTGCTTTAGCTGCCCATAACCATCAGTTGTTTATATTTGGTCGTCGTCAGATCTTGATCTACACAGGTGCTGAAGATCCTTCGACTATGCGTCTCTACGACACTATCTCAGGTGTTGGCTGCTGTGCTCGTGATTCTGTAGCTAAGACAGGCACTGATATCTTCTTCTTGTCTGACTCAGGTGTACGCTCTATTGCTCGTACTATTCAAGAGAAGTCAGCTCCTTTGACTGATATCAGCTCTAATGTCCGTGATGACTTAGTATCCAATCTAAGCTTTGAAACACTGGCTAACATTAAAGCTGTGTTCTCAGACAACAATGCCTTCTATTTAATCACATTCCCTACGTCTAACGTTACGTATTGCTTCGATACACGTACTAAGCTTCCTAATGGTGCAGCTCGTGTAACTACTTGGAACTTGGTTCCTAAGGCTTTGTTCGTTAATCGTAGCAAAGAAGTCTTGATGGGCTTTGCTGGTTACGTAGGTTACTACACTGGTCAATTAGACCGTACATCGTCATATCGCTTAGAGTATATGTCTAACTATATTGACTTTGGTCAACCGATGAAGGTTAAGATACTGAAGAAAGTGGGCTTTACTCTTATCGGAGGTAATAACGCTCCTGTAGCTGTTAAATACGCTTTCGATTATCAGCCTAGCTTTCAATCACGTAATATTGTGATGGGTAACTTAGCTCTCTCTGAATGGGGCACTGCTGAGTTCGGTATTGCTGAATGGACAGGTGGTATCGTCTTTGATAACCAACGTATTCAAGCTGGCGGTAGCGGTAACGTAGTTCAATTCGGTATTGAGACTGTAATTGATAACTTTGAATTAAGCATTCAGAAGATGGATGTATTTGTTAAAATGGGAAGAACACTATGAGTGATTATACACCTGCAACGGACTTTGCAGCTAAGGATGCCTTATCGACAGGTAACCCGTCTAAGCTTGTTAAAGGCGTGGAAGTATCAGCTGAGTTTGATGCTATTCAAGTTGCTGTTAACTCTAAAGCCGATGAAGCATCTCCTGCTTTCTCTGGTACTTTCTCTGGTACATATACCATTGACTGTGGAACCTATTAAGTCAGTAAAGACACCTGTGGTCTTACGACAAGACTACGTGATGTACTTAGAGTTCTTCAACGGTTATCTTTGGTTTCATACAGACATATTGAGATGGACTTCTAAGGTAAAAAGAGAGTTCATTAAGGATTTAAACACTGTTCAAAGTCTCCTACCTGCTCCTTTAGTAGCGCTAGTAACAGAAGACAATGAAAAGTTAGCTAAGTTCGGTAATTCGGTAGGCTGGATAAGAGGACAACAAATTCTGTTAAATAACGGCTCAACAGCCTACATCTATTCTTGGAGTAAATAATATGGGTGGTTTTGTAAGTGATGTGGTAGGTGGCGTAGGAGATGCTCTTGGAGGAGCTGTCGAGACAGTAGCTCCTTATGCTGGACTTATTGGCGCAGCCTCTGGTATACCCGGTGGAGCTTTATTTGGCTCTATGCTCGGCGGGGCCTTAGGTGGTGCAGGTAATACTCCACAGAGCCGATACAACTTTGGTAACACGGTTCAAGGCGGATTAGGTATTGCTGGTTCAATGCAACAGAATGCTGTGTCACGAGCTGCCGCTGAAGCTGCTCAACGACAAGCCTTAGCTGGTGGTCAAACAGCCGCTAACATGGCTGCATTTAGGCCTGTAGGTACGACCACTCGATTTGGCACATCTGCTTACAGTATCGACCCCGCTACTGGTGGTCTTAAAGCTGACTACTCTCTGTCTCCTTTGGCTCAAGGCTATCAGAACCAGTTGGCAGGCATGACCAATCAAGGTCTAATGCAAGGTCAACAACTGCAAAGCTTGGCTAACCAATACCTCGGTGAATCTCCTAATGCTGTACGTCAGCGTTATATTGAACAACAGACCGCTTTGACTGCACCGGGTAACGAGCAAGCTTTGGCAGGTATCCGTAACAACTTGTTCCAGACAGGTC